GCCTAATAGCGAATCTAAAATTCCCATGGGACTAATCCTCTGAGGTTAATTAGGCGCTGCCAGTTGTGTCAGCTACTGCTCCTGCCGCTGTTGGGAAAGACGGATCATTAAATGAACCTTGAGCGTCATATTGTGTTGCGTTGTCAAATCTAATTGTCATTGTAATTTGTACTGGGTCAGTTGCAGTGTAATCACCGTCACTGTAATCAACACTCATTATAAAGCATCCTTCACATACCCACCACTCAATTGCGTCAGCATTTGTACCATCCAATACTTCTATTGATGTTCTAAACTTGTAGTCTGAACCAGAAGCAGGTGTTCTCTGCTGGAAGTGGTTAAATTGTCTTTGAAGCTGTCTGCCAACTGCTCTGCTTGTACCATTGGATAAATCATCACGTACTGTTACTGTGATTGGATCCCAACTGTGTTTACCCTGGATGTACATTCTTGAGTTATACGAATCAATTGGAACTTCCTCGTGATTCAGTTTTGGTCTAGTGATGTTCTGTACGTTTTGTGTGATGATTAAACTTTCGCTAACTGGTAGCTCACCAAAGTTTTCATCAAATGTTAATCTAAAGCGATACTTTAGTTTTGGCATAAGGATACCAGAGCCACTGGTATTACCTGCGGTTGGTACGCCAAATTTGTTTAATGTTACAATACCTTCAGGCATGATATTCTCCTACTTGTACAATAATGAAATTGTATTAATTTATACGAATATTTATCACATTCTGGTGAAAATCATTAACTACGCTTGTTATAGCCACAAAAAAAGGGCACTTAGTGCCCTTTTTAAGTAAGTTAAGTGAATTAACCTGTTTCGCCGAGTGTGTTTTGTACACGAATCGGAATGTAGATAAACTCTATTGACTTCACTGGCTGTATAGCAATATCGATGTGTAATTCGTTACGATCGATACGCTCTGCAGTATTGTTTGTGGTATCACAAACTGTTACAAAGTCATACAAGCCTCTTTGTGTTACGAGGTTTGCAAGGAATCTATCAACGATTGCTTTAGCATCTCCACGAGTTGCGGAATCGTTTGGTTCAAACAAGAATGGCTTAACTGCATCGTCAAGTCTTTCTCTGATGTAAACTACCAAACGTGCTACGTTCACACGATCCAATGCACTTGCATTAGGACTTAGTGTCTTCTGACCGAAAACACTGATTCCTCTCGATGGGAAATTAGCAATAGGGTTGACCTTATTGAGATATAAACTATCACGTTGGCCTTCGTTCAAACTAACTGGTACGAAACCATTAGATGATCTACTTACATAACCTACCGCGGTAGCATTGTTAACAACACCACGCTGATAACCTGCTGGTGCAAACCATGGGAATGCAACTTGGTCATTGTATGCGAATGTTCTTAGTGCAATACTACTTGAAGGAATAACAATGTTTGATCCGTCTAAGTTAGTGCTTAAACCATGTGGGTAATAAACCGCACTGTAAGCATACTTAGATGTCAAGCCTTCTTCGCCGTTTTCAATTGCATTGCTTCCGTTAGTTGCCCAGTTAAGTGTAGCTGATGAATCTGCTGGTAGACTTAGTGGAGAATCACCAATAACAAATGCTGTCTCTTTTCTGTCTACGTTCAACGTGATCATTTCATCCATTAACTCTGGGTAACCAGGACAAGTAATTAAGTTGAAACGATTAGTTTCATTTCTAATTTCTTGGTTAGCTGCCACTGCCGCTTGTAATCCTTTAACAACCGCACGTCTCTGTGCTTTACGCAACATGTACGGTGAACCGTCGCCGCTGTTACCACTGTAATCGTTCCAGCGTTGAGTTGCAGTACTCCACATCTTAACGTTACCACCTGAAGCTCTCTTGTTCCAACCAATAATGCCTAGTGGGAAAAACTGAGGATCTGGAGCATCTGCATCAAGACTTGAAGTATTATCTTTTCTAAAGTCTGCAAATAAAACACCGTTTGATGTGACTCTATCACTGTTGCTTAGTAGTATCCAAGCACCGTTTACTCTCTTGTACATTTTAGGATAACTTTCTAAGTCACTGCTGTCAATCCATAAATCATCATCTACCAATACAACACCAGTACTTCTAGTAGTTGGTTCTGTTGGTGCGATGTTGATATCACCTGGATATGTTGCCCAGTCACCGGCTGGATCTTTGTACAGTAAGTCGATATGTTCGTTACTTACTAAACTATCATACCACATTGTGCCGTCTGCTAAATCACCTGTTGGTGCATCAGCTGAGCTTGCATGTGATACTGCTGACCAGTTTGAAGTTCTTTCAGTTGTAAAACGTAATGTTGCTGGAGTAATACCTGTGTTACCTGCTCTCAAGTGAATGTCAGTTCCGTCATTATTAATGATTGTGAATCGTCCTGAGACGTTTGCACAAGTAATCTTGTCAGAATAGTTAAGAGCTGAAGCCGAAGCGGCTGATGACAATGCTGAATTAAATGCTTCAACAATATCGTCGACGCTTGCATTACCGTCTGCATCTGCGTCAAACCCGTGTAGGTTAACTGCAATATTACCGGCGGCTCCGTTTTGAACGTCTGCATCATTAATTGTTAGTACAAGTGATATGCCTGATGAAGACTCACCAGATAAGTTAACTTCATTGTCAGCCATAGCCGCATTACTTTGCGCTGTGGTTGGTACTAAGCCGTTGTGTTCTAATAGCTTAACTGTTGCATCTTCAGAACTAAACTTCAACCATAGATCGTCTAGTTGTGGTACACCGCCAAAATCTGCATGTGCTCTGTATGAATGCTCTCTTGATGAATAACTCCTAGATAGGAATGTATCAGCACCAGTGCTGAACTGGAAAGTTCTCACTGATGTGCCATCATTTAATGAGTTCATTTGTAGTAACAAGTCACCATTTGTTAACGCTCCGCCACCACTTTGTGTGCTTGGCATAAATGTATGTCTAGCAACCTGATAGTCAGTTGATGATGATGCCGCGTCCCAACTTGGTGTACCAATGTGGAACCATGCGCCTGAGATCTTATGATAAAACTTCATCTCAGACAATGATACATTGTTTGAATCGTTGTAAACTACTGCGTAGTCGCCGTCTTTACCAATTGAAGACTTAGGCACAGCACCTGCTGATGTAACCTGTCCTGCTGTTGGTGTTAAAACTGCAACTCTGTCCCATGTGCTTGCTGCCGAATCCCATTCTTTCAGACCCCATATTGTGTCGTTTGAATCAATCCAATACGACCCATCATCTGGACTGTTAGTTGGGGCACTTGCACTTGGCATTAATTCTGCTAAGTCAACATCTGCTCTTAAAACAAATGCTCTGTTAGCAATACCTAAAAAACTGTATGCGGCATGTAAGCCGTACTCGTTTAATTCGTGTCCATGTACTGGTGTTCCGCCGATCTGCTTGAAGTCCGGGTTACCGTACGCTGATAGTAAATCTCTTTGACTGCTGATTTGATACACTTGACCTGCTGTTGCTGTTGTAGTGTATTTTGCAATACCGCTACCGTCAGCCGCAGTTTTATTTTCAGATGTAGCAACAACAATAAGAGGAACTGTTCCGGCGCCTGCACTAACGTAAAAACTTTCGTCTGTTACGCTGATACTAACACCTGGTGATACTAGCTCTGCCATTTTATTCTCCCATAAATTTATGCTTTATACATGTATTTATGAAAAAACGACAAAAACCGGTATTAATAGAATTTAGGGTGGTCTCAACCTATTCGGTTTTGATAAATAACCTTCAGACTGAAATCAGGGTAGGCTTTTCTTTACGTTCTGCTAGTATGTCTGAAACTCTAGCAACCTCTATTTGCAATTCTTCTAATGTACCGTTGTTCTCTATCACATGGTCAACGGGGTAACCTGCCCAGTTCCATTCACTTTCATGTACATTACTATAACGTGTTTGCATTATTTTTCTATTTACTGCATTGCTGTGTGCAGTTTTTGCTATCTCGTACCAGTCTGGCAATTCGCCTCTCTGTACCCAAATAACAACACCCTGCATCTGTTGTATCAACTGTAGCTCGTTTCTGAAACGTGCATCGCTAACAACCACACACTTGTCTGCTTGATGGAATTTTCTAATTCTATACTCTAAACTGTTTAGCCATATGTCTTCGTTAAAGTGATTACGCATCACTTCGGTGCCTAATAGTTGTAGTGCTAGTCGTGGTGTAAAATGATCTATCTTGAGTTTGCGTGTCCAAAACACATCTGGCGTTTCACGAAAGTCTCTGCTTTCGATGGTATCGCCTTCTAATAGGCTACGTTCCCATCCAAACACACTTGCACATAAATCTTTTAAAGGTGAAGCGAAGCTATCTTGAATACATTCGTTGCTTACTAACATCTTTGCAACAGTGTCTTTACCTGATCCTATAAATCCGACTAAGCCTATTACATTATTCATAAAATTTACCCAATAATGAATCCGAGTGGAGTGTTGCCTTCTTCCATTAAATGCACAGAAGCATGCAACTGTTCTATTTCGCCTGCGGCTTCGGCTTTTAATTGCTCGCCGTTGAGTGTTATTGCGCCGCCTGCACCTGGCAGTCCGCCCATGTACTTGCTACGAGCTTCGCCTAGCATAAACTTCGAACTGGCCAATGCATAGTCTGCTAGCCACTTACCTGCGTAAACATCGCCTAACAATGTTTTTTCAGGTACAAAGTTATAGACGCCTACTGCAACTTCTTCAGCTGCCTTTACGTTGCGTAAAATCTTTAGTATTTTTGTGTTTCTGTTCCAAAGGAAATTGTATTCAGAACCAAACACTCTGCCTATAGTTTCTTTATATTGCGAAAATGCATCAAATGTTGCTACGCCACCTATCTGTCCAGCATTAAGAAGATACATGTTATTGAATGCAACATCGAATGGATCAAAGTCAGACCCGCTACCGCTGTTAGTACCCACGCCTCTTCTGTATAGACGTCTAACTTCAATAACCTCATTTGGCAAGGTATACTCTGTTACACCGTCTTGTGTTTGAATAAAGATTACACTTTCTTCAACAGAGCCTGAACTGAGCTGGCGATACTTGTTTAAGCCTTGATCAATGGCACTGTCATAGTGCTCTCTGTCAAGTTCAACATCAACAATACCGTCTGCTAACCTTAATTGCAAGTCCCTGATGAGGTCTTGCCTGTTTCCGTATCCTATTTGATTTTCTGGCATAATACTATTTATCACCTTTTAAGACTAGAATGCTTTAAGTATGATTGTATTGTCGTTTAATCTACCGTTCATTTTGGTATCAGTTGTTTTGATTGCGTCGAATGCTTTTAGATATCTTGTCTTGGCAGTACCTTTAAACAGTTTAAGTTGCTCTGTTGGTTTACGCAGTGTTTTCTGTATGCTGGTAGTAGGGTCAAAGTCTTTGATACTAGTGCCTTTAACACTAAGCCCAGTGTGCAGTCCGCCCACTTTGTACACACCTATCTTCCTAGTCTTGGTGTTATATACCCAAACCTCTGATGCATCAACTATGTCTATAGGGTTAACACTTGCCAGTCCTAAGTCAGCGTCGTTCAACTGAAACTTTAATTTAGCAACCACTTTTTCTTTGCTTACTGCTTTTGGTTTGCGTGGCTTACGCTGAGCCTTGCCTGTTTGTATCATGGTATCGCATGCTGAATCAATCCTTTCATAAAACGCTAAGAATGCTTTACGCATCTGTGGAGTAGTAAAACTATATGCTTCTTTTAGATCTTCGTCCTTCCACTCTTTTAATTCTTTGGCTTCAGCCAACTGTCCAGCGTACTCATCTTTGATAATTTTTGCATGGTTGGGTTTGATAACGCCACCAGCGTATGCTCTCATTTCGTGATAAGGGTTGAACGATTTAAAATCAAACTCAACGTCTTCCATGCCCATCATCTGATCAACGTAACCTTCCCATTGTCCACACAAATCTACTACTTGTTCTTTCATGCGTTGTTGAATGCTAATCTTGGGCTTGGCTTCGGCTGCCTTAGCTTCTTTTTTCTCAATTATCTCTTCGGCTTTGTTCTCTAGCTCAGGGATTTTTTTGACGAGATGGCTTTTAACATCTTCAGACATGTACCCTGTCTTGTGCCAGATGAATGTGTGCTTGGAGAAAGTACTGAACCATACGTCCGGTACTTTCTTCAGTTTAGCAATTAAATCCTTGTCTAGACCACTTTCTTTGTCAAGCCAAGTCTTGACTGTTGCAATGCTCTTTTTGTCTGGTATTTCGTAATGCACAAAATACTCAAACTTACGATAAAGCGTATTACGCTCTTCGTCGGTTTTTAATTGATTGATCTCAGCCCAATTTGGCTCGGGCATGAGGTAGATGTTTTTTTGCTGTCGTTTCGCCATATGTAATCTTGACCTAATATATACCAAATACGAGTGTAAGTATAACACTCGTTTCCCTGGATGTCAACAACTATATAGTGAAAGGTAAAAAAATTTATTTAGTAATTGTGGTATTATTGCGGAATTTGAGGTTTTTGTCCACGATATCACACCAACGTTCGATGGTCAGGTCGAGCCCTTCATCAAGTGTCACACTAGGTTCCCAACCCGTGTCGGCAGTGAGATTAGCGTTAGAAC